ACAAAGGTTTACTTATTGGAATCCCAAATAGTCTCAAAGGCTCTGTCAACCACGGATAGGACTTGCCTATTTCCCACGTTTGTCCGTAGCTGGTTCGTGAAGGATATGCTCTGCTTCCTCTTTTGTCATTGTCATCATCGTGTCCTTCATCGCGGTCAGATATATGGTAGCTGTCAAGTAGTCTTCCACTGGAATTTTTTTTTTGCCGACAGCTATAACCTTCATCAGCTCATGATCTCCATATTGTTTGATATAAAAGAACCAACGCCACAAAAAGGGATAGAGGAACTTGATTTTCCAATATCCATTCAAAATGATAGCGGCTGCACATTGGCAGCTGATCTTATCATCATTCCCTGATTTCTGCATCGTACTGGTGAATTTGCGTATAGTCCCTCTTTTCAGCCACGAAATGCCATATTTCTTTCCTCGGACTTCCACATAATCCACACTGTCTTCCATCACATCATTCAATAATTTTTCATCCTCCGATTTAGGAAGTGTTATATTGTTTTCTTTTGTCATACTTTATTGTGTTTTATACGAAAAAAAAGGTGGTGGCCGGTATCAAGTAGCTCACCACCTTTTCGCTGATATGAATTTTGCAAAGTGTTATATCCTAAACTTTTTAGTCGGATGCTTTTTTACGTAAAATGTAAATAGAGGCCCCCTTAGCATCATTCAACGGAGAAACAGATACATTAAAGTACCCCGGCTTGTCCTGCTCGCTGACGAGGTTGCTATACCCCTCGATATTCGGTAAGAACAAGGCTGTTTGACGGTCTTCACTACGCATGAAGAGTCCTCCGGTTACTTTCTTCGGTTCAATATTGTAACCTTCACCTTCATAAGTCTCACCATCAATCGTAGTAGTCATAGTCACTGTTTCCGCTTTCTTGTTCAGTAACAAGTCATTGATTTTTCCTGCCACGGAAGGTACTTGAAACTGAATATCGGAATCTCCGGCATTAGCAACGGAAGTCCAAGTGGCACCGGTTGTCAACTTGATCTTGGAAACATCGGCAGCTCCGGTATCAAATGTAACTCCATCAGAGAGTACCGGTAGCTCCATATCAAAAGCCGCTAAAGTTGCGAGGTCACTATTGACTTTGGACACATAATAAACCTCCTTCATTTGATTAAAGAGCACCTTTAACTCTTCCAGTTTGGTAGTAATAGAAATCTCTGCCATAATCGTATTTTTTTAAGTTTGTGTCATTTGTTTATTATTAGCTTCGCTTGTATAATTAAAGAATGAAAACCGAGTCCGTCATTTCCTCCGGGAAGTAATCGTGGACTTACAGCTGAAAACAATTCCGTCACTATTGGAAATTTTGAAACCACTTCCATTTGCATTTCATCCAAACGGACTGTATTCTCAATACCGTTTGAGCGATCATGCGCAAAGACGTTTATCTGACAGTAAGTGTCTTGGTAGGTACTTCCTTTATCTTGGATAGTTTGTGGCAGCCGGATAACAACAAAGTCCTTCATTGCCTTTTGTTCAGCAGCCGGACGATCTGTTATAAAAACTTTTTCACTAATGCCGGTTACTGCATCAGCGATTTGTTTTAATATATCCATACGTCTATAAACTATCCGTCCCATTATCTCATTGGTTTAAAGTTCTTGAACAATGTGTTTTGTGCCCTTTGAAATGTTCCGGTCAGAACATCTGCATTCAACACATTCTCCAAATAGGTTGAATATTCAGTACCCGTACACATTACTATCTCAAACCCTTTACGTGATTCTGACTTATATTTTTTCAAGAAATCAAAGGAGAATGCTTCACCATACCCCTTATCAGTTTCCACCGTTCCGGTAAAACGTCTGCTCTGATTATCATAACTGACACCTACAAATGTTTCACCTTTAGTCAGCTTCACTCTCACCGGCTGTTTCATTGAATCACCACTACAAACGAAATAGGAAAATCTACCGTCCATGAATAATCCGCACGCATAACTGGTTATTGTATTACCCGTAAGATTCCGAAAGCCGGACTTATTATCAAGTGCATCTTGGATAAGGTCTTCACAACATTTAATCAAGACATCAAAGATATATCCTGAAACAAGTTCCTTTGCTTTTTTCATTCCTTCGTCAAACAATATGTCATTACTCCGGTTATCCATAGGTTAATTCTTTGCAAGATTGAAATACACAGTTGTTCCCAAATTTCCAGCATAGCTATCAGTAACCATACATTGAGTGAAAGTGCCTTGTCTGTCCGTAACATCTATCAAATCACCGGCCAATATTCCTTCAACAATTTCGGGAAGGCTCAACAGATAATCGCTTTTTATCACATTATCAGTTTTGAATGTTCTCAAATTTGTACTACCTTCCTTTCGGCATATACCTTCATACAAGATCACTTTCTTACCATCACTGAAAGAATCCTCACCTATAATTCGGTAAACAGTACATTTGTGCGGATGCCGTGGATTGTTCACTTTCATACTCAAAAATTGACAATTCTGATTTTACTACCCTTTACAACTTCTTCATCCCATTTTTCATACAGTTCTTTCGCCATTTCACGTAGTTGTCGCTTGTCGTATGCGCTGGTCTGCCAACCCCCTTCCTTATGCTTCCATCCCCCGTCACTGTCTTCGGTATCATTCTTACTGCTTGGAGTGCTTGCACACCACATGTAAATATCGGCAGTGGCAAGATCAAGCTGTCTTTCAGTCAGTTCACTTACCATTGTTCCAAAAGCGATTTTCCGCTTGACAAGAACCCTTTTGAGGGCGTTATCCGCTATTTCATAAGCGGTTGCGCCACTCAAAAAGTCCTCAATGGTCATATCTTCCGTATGAAAAAGTTCCTCACTCATTCTTGCATGAAGTTAAGACTTACACGGTCACAGTAGAGATAAACATATACTGCGGCATTCTCGGTACACACATTTGGGCAGCTTCACTTTCAATATAAATTGAATGAGTTTCAGGATTGGCTCTCTGTGTCAGTTTCAAACGTCCACCGTCATAAGAAGCAACCTTGTTAGCCTCGTAACCCAAAGTCAAAGGTTCCACACCTTGAATGGTACCGATCTGACCTACCGGTATGAATGCAATGTTGGTAGCCTTGAAATTTTCCACTTGTTCAGTGATAAGATCAGGCTGTCCGTCCGTATCCTTACCGGGTTTATCAACAAAAGCATAGCTGTCACGTGGTACGATTTCATCCACCTTAACCAATTTCTTGAAAATGGCTTTCAGCCGGTCTTCATCTTCATTCTGTGCATTGGCAATAACTGTACTATCATCCGTAACAGTCGGATAGAGGGAATGACCGATACGTTTAAGAACTGCGGTATGAGTCATTAAATCATCCCACAAGTCCTGCGCCAGTTCCATCCTAATCTTGCCTAAATAATGATATTTACGGCGAATCTCTTTCACTCTGTTCTTTATATCCATAATCGGATCAGAGGCAGAGCCTTGATTTGCCGGAATATGTTCATCCTTAATCCACCAACGGCTTGTACCGGTCAATACTTGATAATGGTTTTCAGGGATATTAAAATCAATAGTGATACCTTTCAAGCCACGTGGGTTGTTATCAGTATCAATAGTGAACTTACCCGTGGAAACAATTCTCATTCGCTGGTGAGTAAGCGCATTGTAATACGATCCGATAAGACCGTCAGCACTTTCATCAAGCAAGCCCAAGAATACATTCTGCATCTCTTCCGTCAATGCGGACATGCCTACCCGTTGCAACAGTTGTAATTGTTGTCTTACAGTCACACGGTTCAAACGATAGAACTTCTTTTGAGTCGGGATGTTACCCGTCCGTCCTTCGAGTTCTCCCAATGCAGCTTCATAGCCCGGACTTTCCGGATCAACGTAAGCTGGCAGCGTTTTAACGCCGAGGCTCGTAATAAGCTGGGAGAAAGTATAATCCAACTTGGTTGCTTCAAATTCAAAACCATCAATTTGGAGAAGGTCATACTTCTCCTTGTAACGGTCAATAAATTCTTGCCAAGTGTCCCCACCAAGCCCATATTCGATAACCTTGTACAAATCAATAGGAAGTGTATTCATACAATTGTCGTGTTTTAAATGTTATTTTCAAATTCTTCTACTGCACCCATACAATTTGAGGAAGTGTAGTAATCTTTTGCAGGATAGCAACCACTTTTTCGTCAAACATGTACTGATAAATCTCTCCGGCATAGACTACTGTCCCACTGGCCTTCGTGTTTTCACTGGCTACAAGAACATCTTCTTGCAAATAGCCATTAATACCAAGAGTGGTAATATCTGATTCAGCCGCCTTAATCTGTTCGTCCGTATAGGCTTTAAAAGTCTTGCCTGAAAGATCAAACTTCACTGCTGTACCGGCAGGAATCTTGCCAACCGCAACCCAATCGGAAATGTTACTCACCATACCACCGCCCGGATAACGGTGACGGATTTCACGCCACACTTTACGGGCATGTCCGTATTTCACGGTGTTCACATCAAACGTGTTACCCATTGTTCCCATACATTTATTGTTTTAGAGTTAATAATTTCAATTCTTCTTCCAGCCTTCCTTCTTGCCTTTACGTTCAAAGTATCTGCTGGCTGCATTGTGTTGTGTTCCACCTGAACCGTCAGAAGTTCTTGGGGCGGTGCCATAACCCCTGCACGCCTTATATTCTGCATCATATTTCGGCAGAAATTCAGTAACCAGTTCATCCACAGTTTTCTTGGTATCGAAAGTTACCCCTTGTAAGGTCTTGTT